AGTTGTTGGTGATCTCCACCACGACGTCGAAGCGGTCATAGCCCCGCGCCTCGATGGCCTGGACAAAGTCCGCGGGATAGTTCTCCCGCCAGTTGGCGTCCAGGGTCACCGTCTCCATCATCGCGGCGGAGACATTGAGGGGGGAGTCCTCCATCAGCGTGGTGAGGTTCTCCTCCGTGAGGCCCACCTTCGTGATGCCCATGCTCTTAAATTCCTTCAGCCACCACTCCACGTCGTGCTCGCTCTGCTCGGCCATCCACTCCAGCTCGATGTAGTCGAGCACCACGTCGTAGCGCTTGTTTTTGTTCTCCACCTGCCACCGACCGGCGACCACGGCGATGCTGACGAGGATCGTCAGGGCCAGGACGGCCAGAAGGATCCCGTTTCTTTTGATATACTGCTTCATTGCTTGTCCTTTCTTTCCGGTAAGTGTGCTGTCATGCCTTCCGGTAGGTCAGATACCCCTCCAGGATCAGGGCCGCCGCCACGGCGTCCACCGTCTTCTTCCGCTTCTTCCCGCTCTTCCCGGCGGAGCGCAGGATGTTGTGGGCGTCGATGGTGGTCCTCCGCTCGTCCCACAGCCGGACGGGGAGCGAGAAGGTCTCCTCCAGCACGCGGGAGAACGCCTCCGCCTTCTCCGCCCGGGGCCCCAGGGTCCCGTCCATGTTCTTAGGATGCCCCAGGACCAGCTCCTCCACCCCGTATTCCCCGATCAGCTCCCCGATGCGGCGGATGACCTCCGCCTCCCGCCAGGAGTGGATGACCTCCGTGTACCCGGCCAGGGAGCCGGTGAGATCGGAGAGCGCCACACCGGTGTGGGCGTCTCCGTAGTCGATTGCCATAATGCGCACGGCACGCCTCCTTTTCTGCGCGTTCTGCGCGGACCCTCCGGGGGTCCGCACACATTTTTCTATTATACAATACTTCCCCAGGAAAAAAAAGTAGGAGAATTGTAAAATTTCTGTTGGGCAAGCATTACAATTAGGTTACACAAGGTCAAACGACCCGTGTAACCTAATTTTTTTGTATATCCGGGCCGGGAAAACAAAGGAGGACACCAAAATGAAGCACGTTACATTTGAAGAGTACGAAGCCGCGAAAGCCGAAATTCTGTTAGGCGTACAGTATAAAGAGGATTCCACGCTGGAGGGCAACGTCATTCGCAAGACCTACGCCACAAAGGAAAACGGCGTTTTCTACGAAGTAAACGACGGCGGACGCATTGAGTTTTGGAGCGACAAACACCCGGAAAGCCGGATTTACGATGAAAACGAGCGGGCCGCATCCCCTGCCGCCGAAACCACCGCGGCGGAATCCACCACACCGGAGTGGGTCCCCGGTTACGGTGAACTGTTGCACGACAAGATCAGGGCGGAAACAAAGGACTTTAACGCCCTGAACGATTTTGAAAAGTTCGTTCTTAAATGCGGGTATCTGTACGACACGGAAGAGGAATTGAAAGCCGGATATGATCGGTCATGGAAAGCCAGTCACGGAATCATGGTAACGGCGGAAGAGTTCGACGCAGAGATTAAAAGCCGCGTAAAGTGGGACAAGACGCTGGACACGTCGAAACTGTATGAAACCCTTGTGCGGCTTGTTCAGGAAAAGAAGCTGACCCCCGGCGAGGTTTTCGGGTATGCGGTTTATACATGGTGCTTGCGGAAGCCGGAGGCTGTCGTTGCTTATGAGGTGGACCGCGGCAAATGGGCGGTCAATAATTGCGAAACGGAAATTTCGGAAGAGCGGGCGCGCGTTGAGGTTTGCGAGGAATGGGGCTTTGAAGCAAGCCGCGTGAAGATCATCGGAACCCCGTACTATGACGCAACAGATTGGCAGTTTATCCGTTTTGATTGCGCCCATATGACGTGGCTTTGGAAAGACGGAAACTTGTATCAGGTATACGCGGATTAAAAGAAGAAACCGGGCGCGGCAAATGACCGCCGCGCCCGCCCTGAAAGGGGGATAAAACGTGGGAGCCATATTCAAGCCGGAACCGCTATCGTGGGAAGATATAAACGGCGGGTGCGGTGAAGCCCTGTTAGAAACAATCAGGGCATTTATTGAGGAATTTTGCTACACAGACGAACCCATGAACTTTCCTTACGATGAACAGTTGACAAACGACCTTATCTTTTTTGCAGAGGAATGGGAACGGCTGGATGGCTGGTCCTCTTATGGAAAAAATCGGACGCTTTCAAAACGGCGGCAGTTCTATCCCTGATTGACGGGGCTTTCTTTGACAGCATGGCACGGGACAGAATCGCGGACAAGTTGGCAAGGGCAGCGACAAAGCCGGATTTAGTCGAGATAATGACACGCGTTGCAAGTGCTTACTGCCTATATATTGCCTTGAAAGCGCGGATTGAAATTGAAGAGGTTAAAAGGAGAGCGGACGAAGAACGGGGGTGAGAAATCTTGCGGAAATACAGATATTTGACGTTCGCAGACCGAAAGCAGATTTCCGCGTGGTATCAGTCGAACGACCGGGCGGCGGACATAGCAGAACGGCTGGGAATGAGCGTGAAAACGATCTACCTTGAATTGAAGCGCGGGGAAGAAACGGACGAAAGCGGGGCCGTTATTCTTGACCGCAACCAGCGGCCAGCATACAACCCCGTTCTTGCCCAGCAGAGGTTACAAGCGAACTTCAAGCGGCGCGGGCGCGTCGCGGTGGAGGAAGCGGCAGAAAGGGCGGGAGCATAAGCCCGCAAAAATCAAACAGGAGGTTTTGACAGTGACAGAATTTGAACGAATCACGCAAAGCCCGGAAACGCTGGGGACGTTCCTTGCGTCCTTGCCCTGCATAGATGGGCCGTGGGACGTGGAATTTCAAAAGCGGTTTTGTAGCGGGTGCGCCCGCGCTGATTGTGACGGTGCGGAGCCTTGCCCGCACGCGGCAGAGCGAAGCAACCCCGGCTGGTGGTTGACCCTTGAAGTCGGAAAGGGGCGGGACGCATGAAAAAGAAAATCACGTTCCCGGACTGGACCCGGATGGCGGGACAGCTTATCGCCCGCAACAGGGAGAACGACCCGCGGCCCATTTGGAGGGAATACGATCAGGACCCGGCGGGCGATTCTCTTTCCCTCCGCGTGACGCTGGAAATCGCCGGGGGTTCGACCCTCTTTGAAGATTTCGACAGCGAGGAAGCCCGCGCCGCGGCCTACTTGGAGCGGAGCCGCAGGGTAACGTATACGAACGCGCTGGGGTTTGCTGAACAGTTGTGGAGGGCCGCGCCCAGCCGGGAATATGTTGTTCTGTTCAGGCCGGAAAACCCGAACGTCGGTCATGAAGCGGTTTGCATTTATCAACGGTTGTCGCCCTATCCGGCGACGGGAAAGGCGGTGCAATGATGGACAAGCCGAAAGCCCTTTACCTTGTGCGGAGTTCGAGCGGGCGCACGCTTCATATTTGGGCCGCGTCCAGCAATCAGGCAAAGCGGGCGTTTTGCCGGGAATATGGAATAAGCCCCAGCGACTATTGGTGCGGCCTGTCTGACCTGACCGCCCGGCGGTTAAAGCCGGAAGAGGTCAAAGCATGGGAGGAACAGGCGGAAGCGAACCGCGACACCTTGATTTTTATTCAGGGAATGCTGGAGATCGGCGCGAAAGCCTATGCGGAACGGGGGCGCGTTGTATGAGCGTTTGCCGCGGGTGCGGGTGCGTTATCGACTGGATAAAAACAACCGCCGGAAAGAATATGCCCGTTGACCCTGAACCCGTTTTCGTGATTGAGGGGGACGGGCGCGACCGTTTCGTAACAGACGACGGCGCGGTGATCGTCGGACGGGTTGCCCGCCCGGAAGAAGAGAGCCGCGAACTTCCCGTTGCATTTGTGCCGCATTGGAAAACCTGTCCGAATGCAGGGGATTTCCGGCGGAGCGGGAGGGGGTGAGGGCGTGAAACGTCAATTCTGCTTGCCTTGCTTCCTTGAACTGCAAAAAGCCGGAAAGCACAACATAAAGCGCGTGGGGGGCCGGAATCAGAAAATCACGTGCTGGCGGTGCAAACGCCGCCGCTATGGGACGGACTATGAAATTTCCAGAAAGGTGGGTGCGGGCCGTGACACGTGACGAACTGAAAGTGGCATTCGATGAACAATGCCCGGTCATTCATAACGGTATTACATATCAGCGCATTTCCGCCCTTATTTCGCGCAGGGAACCCGGAAAGCGGCGGGCATTCCTGCAAGCTGAACTAATGGATAAAACCGGGCGTTCGGTCACGATTGCCGACCCGGACAGAATCGAAAGGAGCGGGAGCAATGCCGAAATATGAGTTTGTCGCCGTGGATTTTGACGGGACGCTTTGCGCCGACGCATTCCCGGAAGTGGGAGAGCCGAAAGCCCTTGTCATTTCCTATGTGAAGCGGCTGGCGGCAGAGGGGTCAAAGATCATTCTTTACACCAGCAGGGAGAACGGAACGCGCCCTTTGCTTGACGAAGCGGTGGCATTCTGCAAGGCGCAGGGAATCCCCCTGTATGCGGTCAATGAGAATCCGGGCAACCCGCACGCCGCGAAAAACGGCTTGAAGCATTCCGACGGGCGGAAAGTGTTTGCCGATCTTTACATCGACGACAAGGCCGTGAACCCGCTTGCAATAGAACTTTTCAGCGCGGCGGAAATTATCGCCCCGGAATTACAGCGGGTTTCGGCGGTTATCGGGCCGAATTTAAGGCAGATTGCGGAAACGCTGACCCCGCATTTGTGGAGGGCCGCGGCGTGTATGCGGGCGATTATGAGGGACGCAAGATGAAGCCGATCACGATTGAACGCCGCGGAGCGGGACAGACCCGCAGGAAGCGGCAGGGGGTACATTTGCGCGAACGGGTGCGGCTGGCGGTTATTGCGAAATATGCGGCCCTGACCCTTGCCGGAATCATGCTTTTTCGAGCGGGACAAGCCCGCGCCCTGACTGAACGCGGGTACGCCGCGGTGGGCGGTGAGGGGTTCGCCCTGTTACTCCCCGCCTTTTACTACCTGATTTCGCGTGCCGTCCGCGACATGATCGAGGACGCGCAGAACGAAAAATTGCAAAAATAGGAGGACATAAGACCATGAAGCAACAGCAACTTTCAACCCTGAAAGACGGTGCGCGGTTCGTTTACGGCGGCGTGGAATGGGTCAAGCTGGAACACTTGCACACAGCCCCCGGAAAGATTGAAACGGTGGCTATTGCCGCCGAACCCGTCTTTGAACGGGCTTTCGATGAAGAAAATTGCAACGATTGGCGCAAGTCGTCCTTGCGCCGTGAACTGAACGGGGCATTCCTTGACGCGCTGATTGCAGAGGGCGCAGACCCGGCGGCGTTTATGGAGTTTGAAAGCGACCTGACCGCCGACGACGGAATGACAGACTACGGAACCGCACGGGACAAAATCGCTTTGATTTCGTGCGACCTTTACCGCGAATATCGGGCTTTACTTCCGAAAATCGGGTGCTGGTGGTGGACGCTGACCCCGTGGACGTGCGACCCTGAATACTCGTACAGCGTCCGCAACGTCAATTCCTCCGGCGCGGTGAACTGGAGCGTCGCGTGCTGCGGCCTCAGGGGCGTTCGCCCGCTTTGTCATTTGGAATCTTCAATCTTTGTATCTGTTCCCGATGAAGAGGGAATGCAGATGAACAGGGGCGAAGCTATCGAGGAAGCCCGCGACGCGGTGCTGGACACGCTGAACGACTACCCCGCCGACATTTGGGGCGACGTGCTGGGCGCGGCGGTTGCGGCCCTCTTCCAGTCAAAGCAGGACGCGGCAGACATGGCAGAGGAAGAAAAAGCGAAACGGGCGGAGGGCTGACCCCTCCACCCGCCGCGGTAAAAACTGCATAAGAAAAACCGCCCCGCACGTTTTGAGAGAACGCGCGAAGCGGATTCCGCCGATGAAAATAAATCATCAATCAACCTATGGAAAGTATAGCATAGATCGGCGGAAAAGTCAACAAAGAACGCCGTTTTTATGCGGCGTGGCGGGCTTGTAGTGGGTATTAAGATTCCGGCGAAAGCTTGTCCACGTCATACAGGAAACAACGGGGAGATCAGCAGGGTTCGGCCCTTGCCCTTTGCCCTTTTCTCTTGTCTATATCTCTTCATACGCCGCCGAGGGTGATGGGGGGTTGCAAGGGGGGAAG